CTAAGCATATGGATCGTACTCGGTAAGCGCCTTGCCTTGCTGGTTCTGCTGCCCGGGAAGTCGCAGGCGCTTTGACACCGGGAAAGCAAACGTCAGCAGTAGCGCATCGCCTTTACCAGGCGAACGCCCAAGTCGTTCTTTGATATCTTCCTTCGGTTCGATAACGATTTTACCGTCCACGCGAACTTTGTACTCTGCCGCCGACAGATCGTCCGCTGTTTCCTGGTCATCCAGCATCCCGCCCAACCTCAGCCATGTCTTGCATGAGTTGAACATCTCCCCGCGCTTGTTGAGCATCTGAGGGTCAGTTGACGCACCACCGAACGGAACAAGTTGCCATGTGCGCCCCCAGCCGTCACCGATTGACTTCAGACCGGTTCCGTAACCGAAGTCGATGAACACCGCGTCAGCCTGATACTGGTCTTCAAAGTCAGCGATACGCTTCGCCATAATCAGATCGTCAGTGGTCTTGTTGCCAGTCCATAGCACCTTACTATGCAACCCCTGCCGCAGGTATATCACCGCGTCATCAACGCCTGAATATGCCGGGTCAACACCGATTATCACCGGAGCATGTGCCACCTGCGCAGCGGTTACCACCCGTTTCATTGCCTCATCAGTAAGACCGGTAGGGATAAACTGCAATTCAGATGCATCAGGGAATATGCCGCGCACACGGATTTTAACGAAGTCGCTGTCTTCCCCGTAGTCATCAACCCATTTCTGCAACTGCTGTTTGTTAGTACCTTCCACCGTCCGGCTGTCAATCTGCGCAGTTTTCCAGCGGTGTTTGTATTTGCGGAAACATTCGCGAAAACGCCCGGTATTACGTGTAGGGTTTCCGAACGCCACCCAGATAATCTCAGTGTCTTCGTCCGTAAGCGCACCCTCAGCAACTTCCCACACCAGATCCGCAATGTTCGACGCTTCATCGAATACCACGATGATGCGTTTGCGCTCGTTGTGTAGTCCGGCGAATGCCTCAGTGTTGTGCTCAGACCAGGGGATTGCGTCAGCTCGCCACCGCTTGTCGTGCCCAGGATCATTGCTGTACATCGCGGTAGCGGTACAGGTAAACCAGTCTTTCGTGATAGCAAGGTTCGACCACTTGATAATTTCCGGCCAGGTCTTCGTTCGTAGCTGGTTGTCGGTGTTGGCGGTCACCACGACCTTACAATCCTCGCAAGTGGACATGCCCCAGTTGATCAGCATTGAGATGAATGCGGATTTACCAATACCGTGACCAGAAGCACGTGCCAGCATAAGCGGCTGATAACGCGTCTCTGGATTCTGCAGGTGATCACGTATCTCTCGGAACGCATCGGCCTGCCACTGACGTGGGCCGGTAGCATGTGCCAGTTCAGTCCCCTCTTCCCCCCACGGGAACGCATAGAGGGCATAGCCAAGCGGATCGTGAGTGAACCCTGCAATATCCTCGATTAACTGCTCTTCAGGAGATAACGCTGTATCTGTCACTGATTACCATCCTGACGTTCTTTGAGTCGCTTCCTGGCTGCTGCTATGCGATCAGCAATTGTCACATTCACATTAACATCCAGACGTTCTTTGAACGCGTTGACATCAACATGCTTACCAATCAGCTCAAGGTTCTTCACCTTGTCAGGCCATTTAATTTTTTTGAGGATTGTCTCTATCGAATCCTCGTTCATGTTCATGATGGTCGATGACAAATCAAAGCCACTAAGCGTAGTGCGCCAGATTTTCGGCCACTCACGGATTGGTTTAAGGCTCCCATCGTCGTTGAGGATGTCGATCACGTCCATCTGGTCGATCTGCACCAGGCGCATGAGAACGTAATCAGCACTGACGCGCATTCGTTTGTTGCGCTCCTCCATCAACTCGGCAATCCGTTTTTGAATGCGTTCATCGCGCATCATGACACTGGCTTTAACTGCCGCTGTATTTGGGGAGAATCCTGCGTTAATCGCTGCCTGAGTCTGGTTTTCAGGCGTTTTGATGTATGACTGGCAATAAGCCTCCTGCATTGCTGTTAGTGGCTTAAATTGCGTTGATTTGCGTTTATAGGTTTTAGGTTCAGCAGGCATCATAACCACCGTGGTAATAGTTACCGTTGTGGTAATAGTACCATGCAAAATAAAGCCGCCATAGTTGGCGGCAGTATTCAAAACCCATCAAATTCATCATGCATAATCTACTCGTGACATGTCACACTATTAATTTCGTTTCATGCCAGCCTTTAGTCACCCAGCATTGCGAGTCACCATTACACGGGCATGAATTAACTGGAACTCTCTCGCCGCACTTACCGCAACATTTTCTGCTGATCGATTTTATACGCCCGCGCACGCGTGCATCATCCTGGCGGATCAGTAACGCTATATACTCACCAAATTCGTAAGGCGCACGCCCGGGGCGACGCGTGGCACAGTTACGCTCCAGCATTTCAATTTCCTGAGCATCAAGCACAATTTCCAGCTTACGCACACCAGATGCAGCTTGTCTGGCTCTCTGAGCGGCTTTGCGCTCTGCTGCTGATTTAGCCATTCTGATTTTCCTGCATCATGAGGAAGACAATCATGGCGGCGCGGAGAACATTTTCATGCTCATGCTCCCAAATATGGTTGGCAGAAGCACCGTGCAAACCGCTTTCGTTCCAGTCCCAGAGAATGTTAACTCCGTTATCAGCAATAATCGGCCATGAGGCGCTCGGATCATTGCAGTAGTCAGGTAAAGGGTTTAATGGCTCGAAAGTTGTATCAGCATTTCCGTAATACCATTTGTTGGTGTTATTCCCTGACGTTTCCGGTTTACATGCCCAAAGGCCTTTAAAAATTATGTCTCCTACCATTCTGTTAATTTCAAAATCACTTAACTGTGAATAGTCCATCATTTCGCCACCTTCGGAGGTTCTGGTAGCGGCATCCAGTGGGTTACACCGCCAATTGGCTCATCGTCGTCGTACTCCAATGCGGCTATATAGAACCCGTCACGACGAGAATAAGAAATCCCTGACATTACAATGCCATCCGAAACAACAATAATGTCACCCGTTTCTTCCGGCATTCTCTCACTACAGCTTATCCAACCATCCGGAGTTACCGGAGAGTTGCCCGACAGCTTGTTCAACTTGTAAGTCTGGCTTACAGGTTTGGCACCATGAAGCATGGCGTCGCTCCGCTCTATGCCATCCAGCGCGATTCGCAGTGCCTGAATTGTGGTAATGCTATCGTTTGGGGCTATTCCATATCGCTCGAATACAGCGATATGACCGCGCATAATCTCAGGCGTAAGCTCTTTGTAAGCATAAGCAAGCGACCCTGATGCCTCATCCGGCACAACCGACGCAGGCGCGGCAGCATAAACAGGAATAACGTCCGCTTGCTCTTTATTGCTTTCATCCGTTAAAGCCCAGAATAATTTCCCGGCCGGATGTTTGAAAATATAAGCAACTGGTTCTGCTTCCAGCGATGCCAGAGCAATTCGTGCCAGTTCTTCCGCTTCTTCTGCTGGCAGTACAACGTTGCTACCAGGTCCGTATGTTTCGCGCCACTGTTTGATTGTCAGTAGTCGCTCTTTGGTAATAGTGGTCATAGCTATTTCACCTTAATCTCAACATTTCGCAGCTTTAGCTCTACTGGCAGGTCTGACTTTCCGGTTAATGCTAATGCGAGATTTTCTGGAGTAATGAGAGCCGTTATTGTTTTCCCCATCGCCAGACGAATAGTCATTCGTATCTCGCGATCGTCACATGCTCCCGGTCGAACAATTGAGATTTGTCCGTTCATATCACTCTCCTTTGATGCGAATGCCTGTTGCAATGCTGTTTATGATGCTGTCAGTGCATGGGGTAGAAAGCTGGGCATCTCCAACAATTTTCATGACCTCAACATCTGCATATCGAATACCGAGGTGTATCAGACCGGCTATGCCTGACTTAAGCCGAGCATTTTCCATAAATAGAACTTTTGCCCGCTGTTTTTCTGCTTCAAGCTCAACGCGCAGCTTCCCTACCGTTAGCGCAATTTCCTCGTTCTCCTGGTCGCGGCGTTTGATGTATTGCTGGTTTCTTTCCCGTTCATCCAGTAGTGCCAGCACGGTTTCTGGTCCGGCCAGAAATTTGAAGGCGTTGAGCGCATCAATATCCACACCGTAATCTTTAAGTTCCTGTTCGCTTATCAGATCATCATCAACTGGCAACATTAACAGGCGTTCCATTGCCGGAATTGCACGTTCTGCCGCCTCACGCAGTGCCTGATAGTTAATTTTGGTCATATCACATCACCCTGAAGCCGTTGCATTTACGTAAAAAATCGCAGATATAGCCCTTCATTTTTTTATGCCAATCTCGATCATTCCCATTGCACCAACCATCAGGTGGAGTCCAGTTTTCTATCAGAGCAGCCATTTTCTTTGCTTTCGCCGGAGTAGCTGTTGCGGTATCGCAGTAATGACGAGTGTCAACCAACGCATCCATACCATCGATATCAAGTACGCAAAACCATGTGTGATTCGGAATTCCTACAGGTGGTATTTGTTGCCCACGTCGGCGTTTATCAATGAGATATACACTCACTGGTTGCCTCCTTTGCGAAGCTGGGCAGCAAAGTCACGGATAGTGTCATCAAGGTCTGGGCACAACAGATGGTCAGCAAACATCTCTACCCCCTGCGCACGTACTTCAGCCAGAAAAGTGTCGGTGGCTGGGGTTTCGATATTAGGTAGAAGCGCATAATCGCAAATCGTATCGATCGCAGGATCACAACAGTCATCCTCGTTGCGTGGTCGTTCGCCAACCTTCGTTGACGATTGCATGATGATTCCCCAGCAAATACTATCGACCTCTTCGCTCCATCCATCGCAAGCATCACCGCGATAGTCGTCGATTGCAGCCTCAGCCGATTCGATAGCTTCCTCAGCAGTTTTGTGCCATTCGAAATTATGCTCAGAGCCATATGAGAAATATGAATGTCCCGCCTTCAGCCCCGCATTCTCCGCTGCCATCGCATTAGCACGCACCAGTTGCACTTCCAGTTGCGTTGCCAAATCGCTGATCAGCTTTGCCACACTACGCATATCAACGGCACCACATTCTGCTTTCAGTTCCGAAGCCATCTCATGCCCGGCGGCAACTAACCCTTTGATATTACTTTCCATCTTTACCCTCGCTTATCCACATAACTTATTGATTACATTGATAACTAAAAAGATCGTCGATTCAGAACTCTTCGATGTTCCAGCCACCACCTGCTTTCTTTGGTTTAACCGTTACCCCGATGATTCGGAACGGATACTGATCTGCGGCGACTTTGGTTTTCACCCTGGCGTCGTCGGTCCAGAAACCTTTCACTTCGTGCAGTTCCATCTCGCCGGTGGCGAGCATCACAGCAAAATCGGGCGTATAGAACGTGTTGTCAGCTAACCGCAGCTTGATACCCTCAAATCGATACCAGACGATTTCTCCTGCACGTTTACGCAGCTCAAGGTGCTGGCAATACGCAGATTCTGTTTTGTTCATCTGTCCTGTTTTGAGTCGACCAAGAGCCTGTATCTGTTTTCTCATGATTTACCCCTGAGGTAATTAAAAACCACATAAGACACGAAATCAATAGATTTTAGAATATTTTATTACCTAACAGGTAATTATCGAAACGTAAAAAAATGCGCTATCGCGCTGGTATTACTTGATAAATCCTGCCGCCTTTCCTCGCCTGTATTCCTCCATCAGCCACTGCGCCGGTGTTATTCCCCCAAGGGTGGCGGCGTTAGGCATGCACCCGAAACTTCGCCCTGGTGGATGGTAAACGTCTCTCCCTGTGTCCGGAGGCGTACTCATGGGTTCTGGCTTTGCCTGTATGCTGATCACCGGATCGGGTATCTGCTGTCCGGAAGCCACCTTTTTCGCCCAATCATCGAGCAGCCTGCGCGCGTGTTTCTCAACCTCTATCTCGCTAAGCTGGCGCTGATACATTGCACGGCGGGTATCACATACGACCCAGTACATAACCGGATGCCGCCACGGGAATCTTTCGGGACCACCAGGATATAAACTTTTTTCCTTGCTGTACCGGTGAAACTCCGTCATCACATCGTCAATGGTGACGCCAAGAACCATCTTGCTGTCTTTGCACCACTTGATGAATTGCCCTGGCGACGGCCAGAACGGAGAATCACTGGCGCGGGCGTGGCGCATACCAGCAGAAACCTGTTCACGGGTTCGGATCCCCCCTTCGGCAAACGCAGCAATCCACTGCTGTTTTGCAGCAACTTCCTGCTCTGGCGTCTTCAGGTTGGTTACCACTGCCGCCGGAAACAGTTGTTTCAACTGTTTGAAAAGGGCATCAACAAGCCTCTCTGCTGACATGTTCACTACGTTGTCATTGTTGACGTACTGATGCTCATAACCTGACATGCGAGAAAGGGCTTCTCCGTCACGGTTTTGTATTGCGGTAAAAACGTTGTTCACAAGAAATCCTCCCATGCTTCAGGGCTGTTCCAGTGCGGAACGTTGTTATCAGGTAATGTTGATTGCTTCTGTCTGCTAATCTGCAGCCGCCTTGCCAGCTTCTGCTCCCACTGCGCCTGATGGTATGCCTTACCCTCAGCCATCCAGTAAATTCTGAACTCTGCAAGTTCCTGTGCCGTTGGCAGACTGTCCAGGTAGATCCCCTGCAATGAGCTTTTCCGAAGAAAGTCATCTGATGGTTGCCATTGTTCATGCATGACAAATTTGCCTAATTGCCCTGGCCCACCAGGAGGAACAAAGTTATTCATCACGGCGTTGTTTGCGCCGGGGTCATGAGGCACAGAATCCCCGCTTTTTGTCCTGCTCTCCCTCTCTTGGTTAAATGACTGGTTATATGACTGGTTCTGGATCCCGTTTTTGGGATCATTCAACATCCCGTTTTTGGGTATATTCCCGTTTTCGGTAACATTACCGTTTTCGGGTTCATTACCCCCTTCCCGGTTGCCTTTAATGTTCCCGTTTTTGGTTATATTAAGAGAGAAAACCCGCACTCTTTTCGTCGCTCCCTTTCTCTCTCCGGTATCTGAAATAAGCCCCATTTTCATGAGCGATATAAGCCCGGCCTGCACGGTTTTTTTATTCAGGCAAGTGTCTTTAACGAGGCGTTCTATGCTGGGGTAGCAGAGGTTATATTCATCGGCTCTGTCAGCCATCGAGAGCAGTATGAGCTTTAATGACGAGCTACCTGGATCTGTCTCCCAGGCCCAATCTGTTGCATGTCTGCTCATGATTAATCTCCGCTATCAGCTTGAATGTTGTGGGGAGGAATTAATCATGATCTGCTTAATCTCTGCCCTGATACGACGGTTTGATTCCATGGTGCACTCAACACAGTGTCCGTTGTAAACCCAGCGTTCACTGTCATGTCCGTGCTTACATGTTTTTCCGGTGTAGTAGCGTTTAAGTCCGCGCTTTGCGGCATCAATACGTGTAATGATTTCCATGGTAAGCCCTGTTATTAGTATTGGGATTACGGTCATTTTGTGCTGACACAAAAAAAATATCAACCAGATTTGGTTTTTTATTACCTTTGAGGTACGAATAGATATGAAAAGACCGCCGGGTGGCGGTCTACAGAGGGTTGTGGCTGGATATCATGAGTAGAAGAAGTATGCCAGTTCTGCTTTTGAGCGCAGCCATTGTCTTGTTTTACAGGCTTTAAAAAGCCCATTCATCAATACTTTACCTGGCATTTTGCGCTTACCTGTTAAGTGAGTCTGGATATAGTGACTCGTCGTTCCGGCTTCCTGTGCGAAGGCTTCACGCTCATCCGGAGTAAGTGCAAGCCAGTGCTTTTTGAAATCGAAATGTCCGTTATCGCTCATAGCTATTGCCTGATATTTATTTCAGATAATAAATATTCACCCATAAGGTAACAAAAATCAAGGATAGTTACCTATGAGGTGCATTTACCTGTTGGGTAATATTGCTTTAAATTGAATCATCTACTGATTCATATATGAGGCGATTTTCCAGAAAATGAAAAGTATCCAGGACGTCCGCAGGCAAAATCTCAACGACTTGATCGACCGTGAATTCAATGGTGTTCAGACGCGGATGGCAGAAAAACTTGGAACTCAGGCAAATCTGGTAAACCGCTGGGCTCTTGGCAAGAAGGTTATCGGCGACCAGGTTGCACGAAAAATTGAAGCTGCCGCCAATAAACCCCGTAACTGGCTTGATATTGATCGCTCGCTTTCTCAGGAGGGTTTTCAGCCTGTCGGCCCGAGCGATATAGGTCAGCTGGCGGCTCACAACCTGGAACGCTGGATGAGCGAAAGCCGCGACCTTTCAACGCAGGGAAAACTACACCGCGCATCCGGCGTCGCCCAGGTGACAATCAGCCGCCTGTTAAACAATGAGGTCAGCGTTTCCATTTCCACCCTGGAGAATGTTGCATCCGCATTCGGGCGTCACGGCTATGAATTACTGATTCACCCGCACGACCCTGCGACCATCAACTATGATCGCTCGCGCTACGCATTGTTACCCGAAACCGAGAAAGCAAAGATCGAAAGTTACATTGAATTTGTCATCAACCAGAACGAAAAAAACAAACAATAAAATCATATTTTTCAGTAAGTAAGCCGCCAGAAGGCGGCTTTTTTATTGCCTATTCGATTACCTAATGGGTAATTTTTTTAACTCATATCTATTGACATCAAACCAGATACGCATAATTATTACCTCAACGGTAACAGACCGAGGTAACAAGTTATGCAGTGGAAAATCATCAACGGTTGGTACTGCGTTACTGCATGCGGATTCATGAGCTGGAAGTTCCGCACCTTACAGGAAGGCATTAAGTGGGCTTTCGTCAGCAAAGAAGCTCGCGATGTGGCCAACGATAACGAGATATGGGAGGGCTGATAATGAACGTTAATCAGCAGAAAAATCTTCAAAAAATCATGCTGGCATTCGACAAGGACTACCGCCTGTCAGAACAGCTATATGACCGACAAGTTGAACTGATTGAGAGTATCCGGCTTCATCAACTGGCATCAACTTTCGACGTTGTAACAGTTAAAGGCGTTCGCCAGGAAGTACTGGAGGCCGCTAAAGACAGCCCTGAGTTCGAAGAACTAATGGATGCCTACCGGCGCGAGGCAATGGCAATTATCGCCCGCTGGGATCTGGCTGATCAGATTGATGGGCAGAGGGACGCGGCATGAATCCGGGAATTTATTTCGATATCAGCAACGAGGACTACCACGCCGGTGACGGCGTGAGTAAGTCGCAGCTAGATATGGTGGCTAAGAACCCTGCCCTTCTGAAATGGGTGAAGGCTGCTCCGGAAGACGAAGAGAAGAAGTCTGCACTGGACATGGGTACTGCTCTGCACTGTCTGCTTCTGGAACCTGGAGAGTTTGACAAACGCTTCATCGTTTCACCGAAATTCGATCGTCGGACAAAACAAGGTAAAGCTGACGAAGAGGCATTTATTCGTGATGTAGCGGATATGGGGATTTCGGTACTTGATGCAGAGCAGTGGCGAAAACTGGAGCTGATGCGTGATAGCGCAATGGCTCACCCGGCGGCACGCTGGATGTTGGAAGCACCTGGTTACTGCGAAGCATCAATGTACTGGAACGATGAAGATACGGGTGAGTTGTGCCGAATTCGTCCAGACAAATGGCTGAACGAGCACAACGTGATCGTCGACGTGAAAAAGGTTGCAGATATGGACCGTTTTGCACGCCACATCGAGGAGTTCCGCTACCACGTGCAGGACGCAATGTACCGCGAAGGCGCAATGAGGGTTACTGGTCAGCCACATGGTTTTTTCTTTCTTGCCGTGAGCGAAAGCATTGATTGTGGTCGGTATCCGGTACGCGTGTTCGAGCTGGATGCGCCGGATGTCGATGCCGGGCACGCTCTGTTCCGCCGGGATCTGAATACCTATCACGAATGCCGCATCAACGATGAGTGGGGCGGAGTGGAAATTATTAAACGCCCTGACTGGGCACGTAAACAGGATATGTACGTATGAGCAATGATATCGCAATCACATCACAACCAGGCGCAACTGTAGGTACTGCTGCGGCAATCTTCAGCCCGGAGGGCATGAATCAACTGGTGCGTTTCGCGGAGTTGATGTCACAAAGCAAAGCGACTGTACCGAAACATCTTGAAGGCAAACCTGCCGATTGTCTGGCGGTGACCATGCAGGCGGCACAGTGGGGAATGAATCCTTTCGCCGTGGCGCAGAAAACGCATGTGGTAAACGGAACGTTAGGCTACGAAGCACAGTTGGTAAACGCGGTCGTATCCTCTTCCAGCCTGCTAGCGACACGCCTGAATTATCGCTGGAGCGGTGACTGGTCGAATGTTAACGGCAAAACAGATAAATCACCGAATCTGACGGTAACTGTGTCAGCAGTTCTTAAAGGAGAAGCAGAACCCCGTGAGCTTACCATCAGTATGGCGCAAGCCGGAGTGCGTAACTCTCCATTGTGGGAACAGGATCCGCGCCAGCAGCTTGCCTATCTTTGCACGAAACGATGGGCTCGCCTGCACGCTCCTGATGTACTTCTCGGTGTTTACACCCCTGACGAATTACAGGAAACGGCACCGCGCGTTGAGCGAGACATTACTCCGCAAACGACCACTGCTGCGGGAATGAACAGTCTGATCAACGCTAAACCAGCGAAAAAGCCTGATGAGCAAACGCGTAAAGCGGATAGCCGTGATCCAGAAGAAATGCTGATGGCCTTTACCAGCGCAGCGATGAATTACAGCACTGTCTCCGAACTGGATAAGGCTTACAAATACATTGCACAAAAACTTTCAGATGATGACGAACTGCTGGCAAAAGCCACCGACGTTTACAGCGTTCGTCGGGAAGAATTAAACGAAACATCTATGTAACCACCACCGCGGCGCCACGCGCGCCGCACTGCAACCAAGAGAGGTATTTATGAAAGGTGCATTAGGTAAGAAGGAACTCCTGGCGGTGGTGCCACTGTCATGGAGCACTATCGACCGTATGGAGCGCGCAGGGGAATTTCCTAAACGCTGGTATATCACCGATAAACGCTGCGCATGGAACCGTGATGAAGTTGAGCGTTGGCTTGATGAACGTCAGGCAGCAAGCCCGGCAGAGTTCCAGGGTAAAAAACCTCCTGTTCAGCAACGTGTATATCGTCCCGTGAGCAACGCGGCATGAGTGTGCTGCTAAGGCACTGGAGCAAATGGTCAGGATGGTACTTATTCCTGGCCTCTGTTTCTGCATGGCTTTATCTGCTGGCATTAATTTTCAGAGAGGGTTGGATTAAGTGAGAAAGTTAAGCCGACTTGAAAAATATCACATGAACAAGGTTTCAATGCGCAGCCCTTCAAAGGTTGTTGCCGTTACTCCTGCGGCGATAGAGATCGAAAAACGCGCGATTGAAAGAGAGAAAAAAGGGCAGTTCCGCATTGCCGCCCACCTTTGGCTTCAGTGTATGGATGTTGCTTCTGGTGATGTTGAGCGTGCAAGGATCGCGGTTCGCAGGGACCAATGTATCACAAAAGGTAACGGCCTTCGCCGTGGCGACTATAGCGGCATAGGATGTTGCGGGGTGGTTTATGACTAAGAAATACACACTAATCTATGCAGATCCACCCTGGGTATACCGGGACAAAGCCGCAGATGGTAATCGCGGTGCCGGTTTTAAATATCCGGTTATGAGTGTGCTGGATATCTGCCGCCTTCCTGTGTGGGATTTGGCCGATGAAAACTGTCTGTTGGCCATGTGGTGGGTGCCAACACAACCACTCGAAGCACTAAAAGTTGTTGAAGCCTGGGGATTCCGTCTGATGACCATGAAGGGCTTCACGTGGATAAAATGTGGTAGTCGACAACCAGATAAACTGGTTATGGGTATGGGACACATGACTCGCGCCAATAGTGAAGATTGCCTGTTTGCAGTAAAGGGAAAACTACCTCCGCGCATTAATGCAGGGATCGTTCAGTCATTTACCGCACCGCGGCTTGAGCATTCAAGAAAACCAGATGTCGTTCGTGAAAAACTTGTGCAATTGTTAGGCGATGTTTCTCGCATTGAACTGTTCGCCCGCCAGTCGTCTCATGGCTTCGATGTTTGGGGTAATCAGTGCGAAGACCCGGCAGTGCAACTACACCCTGGATACGCATTGGATATTGCCAGATTAACAAATGCATTCAGCAATGCTCAGGTGTCACCAATAGACAACCAGGGGCGGGAGCGTGCAGCATGAACCTATATCAACGCATCAATGGCGCTGACTGGTGCAATATCTTCGTCGTCGGCGATCTGCATGGGTGCTACACGCTGCTGATGAACGAACTCGACAAAGTTTCATTCGACCCGGCGCGCGATTTACTTATTTCCGTTGGTGACCTTGTTGACCGCGGCGCTGAAAACGTCGAATGCCTGGATTTGATTACTATGCCGTGGTTCCGAGCTGTTCGTGGCAACCATGAGCAGATGATGCTGGATGCACTGGTCAACGGCGGAAGTTTCGGACATTGGATGTCAAACGGCGGTGGATGGTGGCACCAACTTGATTCTGAGCAGGATGTGCAACTCAAATACCTTCTGCCAAAGATTACCAACCTCCCGATGATTATCGAACTGGTTACCGGCAATAAGAAGGTCGTCATCTGTCACGCAGACTACCCGCACAACGAATACGCATTCGATAAGCCAGTACCAGAAGAAATGGTGATATGGAATCGTGAGCGGGTTAGCGACGCGCAGGACGGTATTGTCTCGGAGATAACCGGTGCCGATTTGTTCATCTTCGGTCATACGCCAGCACATCACCCACTGGTGTATGCAAACCAGATGTACATCGACACCGGCGCAGTGTTCTGCGGAAATCTGACGCTTACCAAAGTCCAGGAAGGATAGAATTATTTATTACTGTCTTCCATCCACCTCTCAAACTTCGACGGGGAGAACGGAATCAGATCCGTATGCTCCCCGTTAATCCAGGAATCAATCATATCGGCCCACTGCTGCAACATGTAGGCGCGCTGTCTGGCGTATTCCGCTTTGTTATATACGGCGCGCACACCTTTCTGCTCATGTGCCAGAGCCTTTTCAATCCAGTCTGAAGGATAACCAGCCTCATGCAACAACGTACTGGCTGTACGGCGCATATCATGTACGGTGAAGTCCTGAATATGCTCACCATCTTCATTTATTATTTTCACCGTTCTGTCGATCAGAGAGTTCAGCGCGGCATTAGATAATGGCTTCCGGAAGTTGTAACGACCAGGAACCAGATATTCACTTCCACCAGCGCACATCTGCAACCCGACCAATATATCCTGTGCCTGTTTAGGCAGGTAAATAACATGCGCCCGGCTTCCCTTCATGCGGTCTGAAGGAATTGTCCATGTCCATTTTTTAAAATCTATTTCGTCCCACGTTGCATTGGTGAATTCGCCTTTACGAACCATAGTGATAAGCACCAGCTTTAAAGCCATTTTCATAGTGCCCATAGCACCAATGGCATCCAGCGTGCGGAAGAACAGGCCAATTTCTTCTGGTGTCAGTGTTCGCTCTCGTGGTTTAAATATGGCGATAGACGAAGGTTTAATGTCAGCCGCAGGATTAAACAAACCATGACCACGGTCATTGGCGTGACGGTATACGCTGCTGATGATCTCCCTGGCCTGCACTGCTGTTGCCCGACCACCGCGTTCGACAATCCGGTCACACAAATCACGAACCATCGATGTGGTAATTTCAGTCATCATTTTGTTGCCAAGAAACGGAAGTATGTCACGGTCGATCACCGCCTGCTTCATTGCGCGGGTACTGTCAGCCAGGATGACATGTTTCATATAACTGTCGGTATGTACCGCAAACGTCTCGGCACCACGAATCTTTTTGATACCGTCACGTTTAGCCGCAGCCGGTGACTGGCCTGCTTTAAGCAGCTTCTTTGCAGCAATCAGTTCTTCTCGCGCTTCTGCCAGGCTGATACCGTCACGCCCATACTGCCCGATTACCAGTGTTTCGCGGCGACCGTTGATACGGTAGTCATAGCGAAACGAGACCGTGCCTGACGTAAGCACAGCTACATACAGCCCGTCACGATCGGAGACCTTGTACAGTTTGTCCTGCGGCTTGAGGTTTTTTAATTTTGTATCGGTAAGCAC